ATCAGCTTGATCAGTTTCTACAAATACTTAGATCAAAACCCAAAGTTTAAAGATGAGTTTAACAAAGCTCAAGAGATAGGTATAAAAACATTGGTTGAAAAAATGTTGGCTATATTTTCTTCTGATGTCACAGAATTATCTAATGAAGAATTATTATTTTTAAGAGAAAAACAAAACTATCTTAAATGGTTAGCACCTAGAGTATCTTCTTTATTCCAGGAAAAACAAAATGTTAATGTTAAAAGCGATAGCTCTATTCGTATATCGTGGGAAGATAACCAAGATGATTTGATTGATGTTTCCGCTGAAGAAATCTCAAGTAATGCTGATAAATAATTCCTTTACTACTCAAGATATTCTTCAAGGTTTCTTCTTGTAGTTTTCTAATGTTATTTTTTTTTACTACTGACATAGTTTTTTAATCGTAAGTACTTGATATATTTATTTATATTTAATTGTAACCAATTAAATTTCTTATACCATACTTGCTTAACTTCTTTATTCTCGCATCGTTCAATAGTATCTAATAGATTACTTTCAAAGAATTTTAATTCTTGTTTTTCATAATCATTAAGAATTATATTTTCTTTAGGTACATCTAATTGATATAGTCTTTGTTCGTCAATCATAATTGTACCTCATTTTTTATTTTGTATTCAGTATTAGATGTAATAAAACAAGAATTACAAATAATTTTATTGCATTCAGTATGTACTTCTTCAAGATCAGAATTAAAATCGTGATTACAATTATCACATGATTTTATTTCTATTTCTTCGTGTGTTGCTAAATATTCGTCAGTTTTACATTCTAAACATTCAACAATATTAATTTCATCTTCTTGATATACTGTTTCGCATTGACTACATTTTATTATTGTCATTGTTGTACCTCATCTGTTCCCTCGTTTATTATTTCATGCTCATCTAAAGCATCAACCTCAACATAATCACAATAACCCTCATTGTGTAATGCTGTTGCTTCGTCTATGTCTTTAGCTTCGATAATACATTCTTCTCTTACTTGCTTATTAACATCTCGCCAAAATAAGAATTGTTTTTTCATTGGTCCTCGCTTTCTAAATTTTCTTCTTCATTTTTTTCATCAATCATATACTGAACAGTATCTTTTATATTCTCTAATTCTTCTATAGAAAATTCAAAAAGATTAATTCCATTTACTGTTATATTTTCCCAATTCATTTATTCCTCGCTTTCTTTTTTTTATTTATTTTTTATTTTAATTAATACATCTTCAAAATCTTCGAAGTCATAGAAGTTTTTATTGTATTTCTTTTTTAAGATCTCTGTAATTGATTTGTAGTTTTTTGCTTTCATAGTTTTACCTTTCTATTTTAAATTTAAACTCATGTTCTGTATTTGCATTGGGATCTCTCATTTTATAAATAATATCCCTAACTATTTCTCGATCTATGCTATCCCCATCAAATTGAAGTTTAATATTTTCCAATCTAATTTGAATTGCTCTTTCAACCTCTTTCATTTTTAAATTGTTTCCAAAAAAATCTTTGTATATTCCTTCGCCTCTACCATAGAAGGACCATACATATTTTTTGAAATCTTCTATTTCTTTTTTGTTTGTGTTTTTCATTTTTTTTATCCTTTCTGTTATGCTACTTCGTCAATATCTAACTCATCTCTATAATCTTGGACAATTTCCTCGCCAATGATATAGACATACATATTAACAATTTTTTCTGGATCACTAAAATCTGTATAAATCTCGCCGAAATTAAATTGTTCATACTCTTTTATGATTTCAATAATATTAAATACTTGACCACCTAACCATTGTTTAGCTTCATAAGTACCTATTATATAATAATCAGTATTAAAAATATCGTGATGTAAATCATCAATATTCTCTCTTATTTCTTTATCTGTTAAGTCACTAATGTAATCATCAAAGTGAGCTTTGATCTCATCGTATTTGTATTGTTTAGTCATTGTTTTACCTTTCTTTTTTTTGTTTATTATATATTATATATAATTTGTATATTATGCAACCTCTTTATCTTTTAATAAATGTATTTCAAAATCAATTTCATTATACATAATTTCTTTATTGTTAAATTGATTACATACATATTCTAATACATACATGATTAGTTTATTGTCTTTATTGTTTAAAGCATCATCATAAGTATAAAAAGATATAAACCCACTACAACTTGTGGTCCTATCTTTTAAAAAAGATAAAAAATCATCATCTTTTATTAAAATATTATTTAATGATTTAGCTTGATTGGTGTCAATTTTACAATCAATTACATCTGTGTCATAATTATAATATTGCGGTGACCATAGTTTTATATTTTTAAAATCAATATCAATTAAGTACTCATCTAAAATATAACTTTTTAATTTATAGCAATACTCATCGATATAAGAATTAAATGTTTTTTTATAATCAACTTGATCGAATTTATACTCATATGCTTCAACCATAAAGTCTATATTACTATCATGTATTGACTCATAAAAACCACCAAAGTGTATTGAAGTATTTATATATTTTTTTGTCATTGTTTTACCTTTCTATTGTTTATATACATGACTATATATCTAATTTGTATATAGTCAAGTATATTGGTTTATTATTAAAATGATATATAACTATCTTTATTTAATTGAGCTTTAAAATATGCTCTTTTATTTTTTAAGATTTTTTTAGCTGTTTTTATATCATCATCACTTGGTTGATTAGCTAAAAATTGATTTAACATAGAATTATCAAAATTTTTGATCCAAGTTGATAATTCTTTTATTGATAAAGTTTTAAACCATTTTTCCATTGTTTTACCTTTCTATTAATTATATTGATAATTTTTTGTCAATTTCTAATTGTGAAATCGTTCTATAATTATCGATTGCATTATTTTTTCTTAACCAGTTATTAATATGTTTACTTGTAGTAGTAGAATATTTTTTATCAGTTTTAAAAAAACCTAGATCATCAATTCCAGCTACAGCGGTTGAATATGAAAAAAATATACTTTCAACTGGTGTTTTACCATTTGAAATTTCTGTTTCATTATTTCCATGTTTTATTAATTTAATCATTGTTTTACCTTTCTTTATTTGTTTATAATTGAGTTATACAGTATGGATATATTATTGCAATAATAAAATTAAAAATAATTAATGACAGATTAACGCATTAAAAATTAGAATAATTCTAAACTGTAGTGTTGCATAAATACAATGGACCAATAAGATTAAAAGTTAAAAGTTGAAAGGTTGAGAAATTAATAAACTTACTATTCTAATATTCAACCAGCTGTTTTGTCGTTCTCGTAAAATATCGGTCAGCATTACTGACCTATCTATTATTGGTCCATAAATAAAGATTTTAAATTATTAGGTTTGATAATCTTTTATTATCACGACACTTTATTGTATATATTTTATAGAATAGATCGACAATTTTACAAAACAAAGCATGGCATACCTCCTAAAATGTGGTGTGCCAATAATATATATATATACATGGGACTCGAGGACTCCCTTACACACATAGTTCTTTTCTTTTCCACACCAACAATTTTACTTTAAAACAATTCTAAATAAGCTAGATGTAGTATATGAATTATTTTTCATCAGAAGATATGGATTGCGTTTGCTACATTGAAGAAAAAACTAACAATGTAGTTATCAAGTTCTTTGGTATGGATAACCAAGATTCAGCAGAATTATTCACAATCTATGTTATGAATAGACTAGGCTTTGAATATAATTCACTTAGCTATGAGATGCCTAGCAAGTCAGTTCATTAGAAGTTATGGATATTAAAATCCCTTACACACCTCGTAAACATCAATCCTATTTGCACAAACAAATCTCCAGATACAGATGGAATGTGCTTGTATGTCATAGAAGGTTTGGCAAAACAGTATGTATGATCAACCACCTAATTAGGTCAGCATTGCTGTCCAATCAGAAGAACCCAAGATTTGCTTACATTGCACCAACCTTCAAACAAGCTAAGTCTATTGCCTGGGATTACATGAAACAATTCACAGCAAAAATTCCTTACACTAAATTCAATGAAACAGAACTAAGGGTAGATATGCCTAATGGCAGCAGAATAACATTACTAGGTTCAGAAAACTCAGATGGGTTAAGGGGTATATACCTAGATGGGTGTGTCATTGATGAGTATGCAAATGTAAACAGTAAGCTATTCCCAGAAATTATTAGACCTGCATTATCAGATAGAAAAGGTTATTGCGTATTTATTGGTACTCCAGCAGGAATGAACAACAACTTTTACGAATTATTTCAACACGCACAAGGTGCGGAAGATTGGTTCTCCTTCAAGGCAAAAGCATCAGAAACAAAAATTGTAGATGAAGATGAGCTTATCAAGGCAAAAGAGGTTATGGGTGAAAAGAAGTATATGCAAGAATTTGAGTGTGATTGGATAGCAAACATTGAGGGTGCAGTATATGGAGATATTATTGCTAAGATGGAAGATGATAAACAAATAGCAAGAGTACCTTATGATCCATCATTACCTGTCAATACTGCTTGGGATTTAGGAGTATCAGATCATACTGCCATAATCTTCTTTCAGCAATTAGGAAGAGCAGTAAACATTATTGATTACTATGAGGAACGAGGTCAAGGTTTACCCCACTATATTCAAATCCTTAATGAAAAGGAATATATCTACAAGGATCACTTTGCACCACACGACATTGAAGTTACAGATTTCAGTAATGGCAAAACCAGAAGAGAGGTAGCCTACCAATTAGGGGTGCGGTTCAAGGTAGTTCCAAAGATTCCATTAGAGGATGGCATCCACGCAACCACCATGACCTTGCCTAGATGTTTTATTGATGTAGACCATTGCAAAAAGTTAATAGATGCGTTAAGACATTACCACAGGAAGTACATTGATAAAAATAGAATGTTCAGATCGAAACCTGTACATGATTGGAGTTCCCATGCTTGTGATGCAATGCGTTACCTAGCTGTTGGACTACAAGAAATAAATACTAGACAAACTGCACCACAAAGTGTAGCAGATAATAATTACAATATTATTTGAGGATTTTTATGGGATCAATATTTAAACCAAAAATGCCACCACCACCACCTGTTCAACCTTTGCCAGAACCGCCTAAAGCAGAACTGTCGCCAGAGGAAGAAGCAAGAATACAAGCTGAACAAGCGGCAATCGAGAGAAGAAGAAGAGGCAGAAAGTCTACTATCCTTACTGGACCATTGGGTGTGCAGGAATCTGAAGAAGCTAAACTTAAAACTTTATTAGGAGAATAATATGAGAAAATTAATTCAAAAAGGAATTAACATGGCAATAGCACAAGGTATTATAAAACCTGTTACTCCAAAATCAAAACCACAAACTGTAAATACAATCGCACCAAAATCTAAACCTGTTAAGTATGCTTCAATAGGAAGAACACAAATGGCAATGGGTAGAAGTGGAACAGTAGTTACCTCTGGTGGATTACTTACAAATAATAAAACAACAATTAAAAAAAAGAAATTATTAGGAGCTTAATATGTTAGAAAAAATTAAAAAAGTTTTTAAAAAGAAAAAAGAAGATATTTTATATCTTAAAGAAGAAATAAAATTTGATAATGTTTCAAAATTAAAAGCTGAAGATTCAAAAATATCAAAATCAAAAGATACAAAAGAAACTAAATCATCTTTAACATTTGGAAAATAATTATGGGAGCAGGTGGAGCATCTGGAGGCGGCGGTGGATATGGCAACGCACAAAGAGGTAGAAAAGCATCTACACCAGGAACTCAAGTAGGTTTTTCAGAAGCAACTAAAGGAACAGGATCTGATCCAAAAGAAAAAGTTGATACTAAAGAAAAATCTTTTGGTGAGAAAGTTGGTGGTGCAATTAAAACTGTAGCATCATTATCACCAACAATGGCAGTTGTTAAAGGAGTTACTAATGTTGTTAAGGGAGTTACTAACTCTGTTAGAAGAGGAAGAGTTAATACATCACTAATGGGTACATCAGATTATCAAGGTTCAACAACAAGAAGTAATGTTGGTACAACAGAAAGAGGTGGAGATGGTGGTGGAGCAATAGGAACAAGTGGTCAAGTAGTACAAGCTCCTCAACCTGTTGCCTCACCTACTACCGCAGAAGTTTCGCAGAGTGCAGCAGCTGATGCACAAGAAAGTTTAATATTAAGAAAAAGAAAAGCAAAAGCTAAAGGAAGATCTCCAACTATTATGACAGGAGTAACAGGAGCAACAGGTAGCTTGACATTAGGCAAACCAAGTTTATTAGGTAGATAATATGGCACAAACAGATAAAGCTAAAAATTTATTAAAACGATTTGACAGATTAAAATCCCAAAGACAAAACTGGGAATCGC